GCTGATCCGGCTGATCCGGCTGATCCGGCATTGGATGGGCCAGATGTTACCGATATGCCTCTTGGTGGGGAAGAGGATACAGAACCCAGTGAAGGCACTTTCACTGCTACAGTTCCTCCTGCTACTACTCAGATCGTCCTGAATCTTCCGGATGCGACTGATACGGATACTCCGTTGACTCCTCCAACTGACTTGACGCCGCCTTCTGGTGAGGAAATGCCTGGTGAAGAAATGCCGGGCGGGCCAGGTCTTGACGTTCCAGAGCCTAGTCTGGAAGAGCCGAATGAATCTGGGTTGGGCGATCAAGCGGTTGAGGCGGAACTTCCTAAACTACCAGAAGATGAAGAGGAAGTACCGGAAGAGAAGCCTCTTGGTGAGTCCAAGGTGACGATTCCTTCTCAGAAGGAAGCCATCAAGAACAAGCCAACGGACACCAAGGAAGACGCTCAGAAAACAAGCGGAAACCCACGTCCTAAGTGGAAAGAATACGGCGGGACAGGTGCGGCTCCGAAGGCGACGAAATCGAGTCTGCCAAAAGCAAAGGGATAACAGATGGTAGCCACCCTTCGTGATTGTGTTTCTCAGACTGGGGTCATCCCGCATGGATTAGAATTCCTGCAGGATGACCAAGTCTTTGTTCTGATGGACATGAAGAAAGCCCGTCTCACAGGGCATCCTATTCTAGAGAGTGCTGGTGTCAAAGAAGTCTCAGTAATGCGTTGTACTGGTGTTTTCCAGAAAGCTGAAGAGAAGAATGCGAATGGTCGGATATATCCGTCTACTGTCCTTGAAGATGCGATCAAGAAACTGAAGAGACCGATCAGTGAGCGTAGGGTGATGGGTGAGTTCGACCATCCGCCAGATGCTAAGATCCATTTGGACAGGGTTTCTCACCTTGTGACGAAGTTGTGGATGGAGGGGAAGAAGGTAATTGGTGAGTTGGAAGTCATCAATGATGATCGTTGTCCTTGTGGTTCGATGTTGTCTTGCTATATGGATCGTGCGATTCAGATTGGTGTGAGTTCTCGTGGTGTTGGTGATATGGAATTGGTTGTTGTTGAGGGTGAGGATGCTTATAGGGTTCAGGATGGTTATGAACTGATTACTTTTGATGCTGTCGCTGAGCCTTCTGTTAGTGGTACGCAGTTGAAGCAGATGATGGAAGCTAAGCAACGTCAGATTGCTGCTGGTACTAGGAAGGCTAATTTGCAGGAAGCACGCGAAGCTGCGCTTGTTGATGAAGTTAGAAGATACTTCATCAGAGGATGAGAGAGTACAGAAATACTCTTTCTAGGCAAAAGTAATTTGTAAGGAGACACACAAAATGAATAAGCTAGTTGACCTGCTCAAACAGTTGGGTGCTTCACCTGAATTGATTGGGCAAATTACAGAGTCGATGGAGCAATATAAGACTGAGGTCAAGCAGACCCTAGAAGAGGATTTCAAGCAACGTGTACTTTCAGCGAAGAAGGTTTGCGCTGAAGCGTTGGATAACGAGAAGCGTGAGCTTGCTAGGAAGGTTGAAGTGTTCCTAGAAGCTCGTACTGCTACAATAAACCGAGAAGCTCAAAGGCAAGCGGCAATTGGTGAGGCTGACGCCACTAAGATGCTGAGAGGGGTAAAATCCCTCGTTGAAGGCATCGAGATTAGTGACAAGGGCTCTGGCCAGGCTGCAATCGCTGAGTCGGAAGAATTGAAAGCGTTGCGTATTCAGAATAGGCAGCTCAGAGAGGTGTACGAGAAGACCGCGCTCAAGGCTAAGAGAGCAAATGAAATTGCCCTCAAGGCTCTGGAACGCAATCGCCTCCTAGAGGAGAAGTTCACTCAGAAACCGGCCATGGTTCAGAAGCTAATGGCCAAGCAGACGGTGACTGAATCAAAGACTCCTGCCCAGAAGACCAACCTGGGTGTGCTGCGCAGGGCGGGGGTACGTCCTTCGACTACCCGCCAAGTTATGACCGAGACCGTGAAACGGACGGCCCCGACAGGGACCATTGCCGGTGGTGACCCCGGCATCCAAGCGATTGCCAGTCAGTTGGACGGAGACCCCGCTTTCATTCGCTAACGAGTGATAAGCCTTTAGGAGACATTTCACATGAAGAATCACACAACGTCAGCCAACTCGGCTGATGTCCGAAACGCCAAGCTGGTTCTTGAAGCCAAGCGGAATCAGATGGTGAAGCGTTGGGCACCAGTCCTCGCCAAGTGCAAGGAAGTCCCACCGAGCAAGTACGGCCTGATGGCGATGGTCCTCGAAAACCAGCACAACTTCATGGATAACCGCAGAAAAGGCGGTGTCCTGTTTGAGGAAGCGACCACGACTGGTGACATCGCCGATTTCACCCGTTTTGCCCTCCCGATGATTCGGAAGAGCTACCCGCGCCTGATTGCCGATAACCTCGTTGGCGTCCAGCCCATGAGTTCACCGGCCAGCCTGATCTTCTACATCCGCTATCGTTACGCCATCAGCAAGGGCCAGACGGTTGCCGGAACGCAGATCATGCGTCAGAACACTGCTCAGCAATTTGCTCGGCAGAATGGTTGGGCGCTGGATCCGTACTACAGCTCTCAAACCGTCAAGGGTGAAGACCTCACAATCGCCGGCGGCGGTGCGGTTGTCAGCGGCACGCTTCTCCACAAGCCAGTACTCGCCGGCACAGTGGTCGTAAACCTCTACGCCAGCGACGTGGACAACTGCGAAGATACAGAACCATGCGCGCAGATAACGTTTGATGCAGACGGCAATCCGGAATTCGTTGCCTACGGCACCGCTTCTGACTGCCCGTCTCTGACAGTTGACACGACGACCTCCGGCGCGACCGTCTTCGACAGCACCACTGCCGAAGTCACAGTCACCCTCTCTGCCGGAAGTGCCACGGGCATGGTTGCTCGCGTTGATTACGAGTTCGACCTTGAGAACAACCCGTTCCAGCCCGAAATCACCCTGTCGATCGACAGCGATTCGGTTTCGGCTGTGACGCGCAAGCTGAAGACCAGCTGGTCCCTGGAAGCCGCTCAGGACCTCAAGGCCGTTCACAACATCGACGCCGAAGGCACGCTGACCGACCTGATGGCCGACGAAATGGTTGCCGAAATCGACCGCGAAATCATCAATGACTTGATCATTTCCGCCTCGATCCGCGCCACCCATAACTTCGCGACCGCTGCAGGTGCCTCGGTCAACTTCACGGACCGCAACATCGCGTTGCTCTACAAGGTCCTGGAAGTAGCGAACGTCATCCACCGAACCACGCTCCGTGGTCCTGCGAACTGGATGGTCACTTCTGCGGATATCGCCAGCAAGTTTGAACAGCTGAACGATTTCCGTGGTAGCGATGCACTGGCCAACGACGGAATCGATATCGGCATTACCTCTGCCGGTACGATCCAGGGCAAGATCAAGCTGTTCAAGGATCCACTCTTCCCGAACTGCAAGATCCTCCTGGGCTTCAAGGGTAACTCGGTTCTGGATTCGGGTTACTTCTACGCTCCGTACATTCCGCTGCTCAGCACTCCGACTGTGCTGGACCCGAACAGCTTCACACCGAATAAGGGCATCATGACCAGATACGGTAAGAAGCTGATCGAAGACGGCGGTCTCTACTATGGGACGATTACAGTTTCTAACCTCTAATTGTCATAATTAGTGGTCATAAAGGCCCCAGGGTAGGACACCTGGGGCCTTTTCGTTTTTGTACTTATTTTGATGTGTAAAATAGATATGACAAGGTTGGGCAAACATAATATGGAAGGAGATTTAGAAAATGGGTGAGACACCAATTCCAGTATATGAACGTTTCACAGATAAGCAGAAAAATGAAATATTAGGATTATGGAATCAGGGTTGGTCACAACAACGCATAGCAGATAAATTTGTCGTTTCGAGGCGAGCTATTATGAAGCTTTGTGCTTACTTAGGTTTGAAAAGAACAATTAAAGAAGCTGCTATGATTTCTACCAAAAGTCCACTTGACAAACTAGAAGTTATTGAAAAGATAATGCAATTAAGGAATTCGAAGAATTTGGATGAGATCGTTGGGATTGTTGGTGGGTCTCCTTCAGCCATACACAGATTATGTAATAAGTATGGAATTAAGTTGGATAAACAAGCTTATGCTGCTGTTCAATCAGAAAGAATGAAGGGTGCTTGGACTGAGGAAAAACGTTTGGAAATTTCGGGATCAAGATACAGAGAACTTAATAATGAAGAATGGTTAAAAGAACATTATATTAATAAGGATTTGTCGATGGGTGAGATTGCTAAGATGATTGGCGCACCACTCATTTCTGTATCGCATCATTTAAGGAGACATAATATACCAATCAAGACGAAAGAACAATATTTAGAGAAGCTTCGTCGTAAATCGGCAAATCGACAACTTGTGGTGACGAAGTGGGGGTCTTTTACTGTACAGAGTCAGGCTGAATTAGAATTTTTACAATTCCTTGAGAAGAATGATTCACAGATTGTCGAGTATGAACCAATCACTCTACAATATGCTAATATACAATATGTTCCTGACTTTAGGGTTGATGGAGATTTGGTTGAAGTAAAACCACCAGAGTATGCGATAGAACCTGGTATTGATAGACAGAAATTTATTCGTCAACTTTTGATTGCACAAAGGAATGAAGTTAGTATTAAATGTTGGTATCGTAAGAAGGGTTATTATAATGTTGAGCCGATTAATGATGTCGATCGATATTTCTGTTCTAATTGGAAGTTGTTATTTAATTCGGTAACTGAATGTCATGATTTCCTTATTTCGTATGGTTTCCATAGTTTACAATGGAGCAGGGATAGACTTTTAACTGGTATGAATTATTTCTTTAAAGCGCAGGGTGATGATCGATTGAATGCTAATTTCTTAAATTCACACTCCTTAGATTTCATTAAACATTTCAATCCACATTTTTGGTCGTCGTCTCACAGGGGGTATAATACGATTAAAATGGCTTTTGAGGATGGGAATAAAACAATATTGAAGCAAGCAATTGAAGATTTATGGGGCACTAAAAAGAATATTAATATTTATGGATTAGTAAATCTGATCGCTAAAAGGTTTAAAGATTTTGCTACGGTTAGTATTTTTAAGCCGTGGGTCGCAAGATTCATATAT